TCCAATCATACCCGTACATGGGTATACCCATCAATATCTTATTAGGCGGGATTACACTTACAGCATAACTTATTACCTTCCTGACTTCATTAAGCGGAGCAACGGCCATAGGTGGGCCTCCCGACCGGATTAATTAACATCATTTAAAGAAATTTTACTCAGTCCTTTTAATTTATATAATATTTTTAGATTAATTATTCTCTAAATTTTTCTATATGATTTTGTAATTCTTTAAAAGCTATTTTATATTTCTCTGATCTAACATTGATATCATATGGTATACAAATCTCGTCATCTATATATTTTTTTATCATATTTTCAAACATATTAGAATTATCATACTGATCATAAATGTTATCTGGAACAACCTTGTAATAATATTCTACGAACAGATTTATATCTTCATCATTTCTTTCAAAATCTTCAATACTTAATTTTGTTTTAGGTACATTACCATGGACTATACAATACCAATTATCAGTTTTCCCCTCAATAATAATAGAATTTTTAAATCCACTTCCTATTCTTTTTTTACTTGGATCAAATACATAATCATAGCTTCTTTTTTTAATAAATACTCTTACATTAGTTATATCATATGAACGGCCTAGATTAACTGGATTATAATTATCAATGCTTCTTTTAATACCTTGGATTGAAGATACATTCTCTCTTGAAACTACTATTTGATCTATTTTAGATAATAATTCAGTATCAGTTATTTTTTTAGTATCACCATTTATCCAGATCTTATTAATATGATTTATATGCAATTTTTGTATATTATAATCATGTAATATATTAAACCCTTTTTTAGTTAACAAAAAATTATCTGAACTAAAAATATCAAAAATATATGTAGTATTAATTGCAGGATGCCTCAAATTAATATCTCTAATTATCAAAGAATTATCATCCAATTTACTCATATTTTTATATGTTAATAGTCTTGCAATAATATCTTTATATATATCATTTACTAACTCTGTCTCAAAAGGTAATTTGTTATCACTTATTCCATTTCTATCAAGATTTAATGGAAGATTACCATCATTATCTACAATTGATACTATTGGCTTAATAAAATTTTCTGGAAATCTATATCTTTTCAAATTATACACATCGTAATTATTCTGTATAGCTATTCCATTATAAAAAAATTTACTATTACTAGATAGTTCTTCATATGTCCAATCCACTCTATAATACCCTTCTGGTTTTATTGATCTCCAATAATCTTCTAAATTATCTTCATATAAACTAACTTTTAATTTATTATGATTTTCATATTTTTCCCATTTCTTAGGTGTATTTATTATACATTTGGGTTTATTTGCAAAATACCAATTATACCAGTTTACATCATCAAGATTAAAATTTTCATACTGTTTTTTTAGTTCTTTAATAACATATTGATAAAGTTTTATTTTAATTTCAGTTCCTGATTCTTTACAATCACATTTGATTTTTAGTACCTGAATTTGGTCTGTTTCAATATTAGCATTAAAGGTATATTTTAATTTATAATTATATTTTGTAGTTTTCACATATATCTTATCCCCAAGCAAAAAACTGGCAAAAACTCCAACTCCAAATTTTCCACTTCTAGGTATAGTAGATTTATCATTTTCAACATAATCTTTTTTCCAAGCATCACTATTTCTAAAAGAAGCCCCGGCTACTAAAAAATAATTTATAAGAGTATCTTTATTCATACCTATACCATTATCTTGTATAATTAGATATTTTTCATCTTCAGAAATTGTAATTATTACTTTAGGTTGATAGTCATTTAATAAAATTTTTTCTTTTTCAATGCAAGCATCTACAGAATTTTGTAATAATTCTCTTATACCATATGCAGGGTTTTTCCCATATAATGGCTCAACTAAAAGTTTTAATATATCAGAATTAGAATCAAATTTAATTCTCTCTGGTATAAATTTTATATCTTTTAAAAATATATCTTTATTTTCCATATTAGAATGTACTCTTCTAAATTTAAGCTTTAAATTTTCATAATTTCCATATACTTTTCCTAAGACAGCCCAACATGTATCCAGTTCTTTTTGCATGCCATTTAATAATTCATCTATTGCTAGATATATTTTACTTTCTGTAATTTTATTAATATAAATATATATAGATTCTGGATCATCCTGATATTCCATTTTTATATGATCAACTACATTATGTTTATCCCATTCTAATTGAGAAATGCTACTATTTATCTTTTTAAATTTCAAAATAGGAGTATTTGCTCTAGTTCTATCAATATCTAAATAGTCCGATATTCTTAAAACTATCATAATGTATATTGCATGAATATCATAAGGTGTTCTTATTTGATCTCTTCCAAATTCATTTTCTATATATCTAACAACATCCCATAGCGCCATACAATGACTTCTAGCAATAAGTCCAGTTAATTTTTTAAAGTTATAATCTAATCCATGTGGAAATTCCAGTGTACCTCCATTTATTTGTGGAAATCCAAATATACAAGTTTCATATGATATTCTATGATGATATCGCCTCAAAAATTCTCCAATAAATTTTCTATGATTTTCTGTTGCCTCACCTCTATTTTTAGGAGGTTGTTTTATTTCAAAATTACTGTTAAATAGTGATCTAATTTTTTTAGCACTCCAGAGTTTTGCCTCTGTTAAATATTCTTGCCATAAAGTGCTCCAGCTTTTATTATCTATAGTTTTATCAATATCATCTTTATATTTTCCAGAAATTAATCCTATAAATAAATCATATGTAAAATGCATTCCTATATCATGGAAAAATATTGACAATATCAATGTACCTATATCTAAAGTATTTATTTTCTCAAAAGTTTCTTCAGGTATTATTTTATTAGCAATTTCTAATGCCTTATTTATATGTAAAAAACCATGATCAGTATATTCAGGGAAAAATTCTAAATTATTTTGCTTAATAATAGGAGAAAATCTCCAAATTGTTTCTGCTATTAAAAAATTTATTTTTGAATCTTGTTTCAACTTTTTATCAAATCTAACAGGTATTTCTAATGAATTTGTCATTATATCAACCTCCTGAAATTATATTAGTATTTTATATAATTTATGATATAATAAAACATATATAATGAAATATAATTAATTTTACGAAACCATTATGATTAATAGTTATCATGGTTTCTTTTGTTTATTGTAAAACTTTTTACTAAAAAGGACAAGTATTTACAAAAAATTAAAAATAAATGGATTGTTACACAAACTCAATTGTGCAACAACCCGTTCCTATAATATTTTTTCCTAAGTTTTCCTTGCTCCCGCTTTCTTTTTTCAACATCTTGTTTTAAATATATGCCTTTTTTTATAGCTATAAGTTTACCTTGCCTATTCATATCAGAAAGCCTTTGCTTGCTAATACCAAGGTATTTTGCAACCTCACTTGAATCCATAGTATTCTCTTTAATTAACTTTATAAGAGTGTCACGATCCATATATCATGCGATCCTTTCTATTACTTCATACTTATCTATTAATTTGTTGCCTGAAATCTCAATTATTTTTACATTAGCTTTAACTATTTGTTTATATATATTGTTTGGTAACTCTTTAAATTTTTTAAATGCTAAAATTTCTATATCACCACAGTAATATATTTCTTCATTTTCAAGATCCTTATTTACTATTACCAAAAACTTTTCAGACATTCTCACACCTACTTTATTTAAATTTAATAATATTATATAATATATACAGGAAGGAAACCAGCGCCAACTGGTTTCCCGAATGCTTAAGAAATTTTATACTTTTCTTTATTTGCTTTGTGGAACTGGTTTAGCCCTTTGACCGTGGGAACAGTTCCTTTAGCTTTGCATTCTTTTAGGTAATCTTTCAATTCCTTTAAGTTCATTTCCATCACCTCCTAACAGTTATATTATATCATATCTACGTAAAAAGTCAATAGATATGATATAAATATTTAACTTTTTAGTAGTTAGTTATGAGCAATTCTTTGAATTTCCTCCTGCTGGTTTTGCTTACTGAATAAGGTACTTTTACCTCTTGCATATTAAAGTTCTTATACCATTCTCGAACTTTCTCATGGTCATTTATACTCAATAAAAATTTACCTTTTATATTTGACAACTTGTCTCGTAGTAATAAGTGCTCCTTTTCTCCAAATTCATTACCGTATCCAGTAGTTTCAAAATACGGTGGATCAGCATAGAAAAAAGTATAATCTCTATCATATTTTTCAATAATTTGTTCAAAACTTAGATTTTCGACATAAGTATTTCTAAGTCTGTTCTTCAGGTCTAACAACGTATCTTTATAAAATATATGAGGTGAAGGTCTTGTATTTGTTCCATATCCATAATGATTTCCTTTGCTTGCAAAACTCTGAGATATCAAGTATAAGAGCCTTATAGCTCTTTGTATTTCAGTCAAATATTCTAAGGTGCAGCTTTTATATTCTTCAAATATATCTCTTCCGGAGAATTCATATTGAAGCTGCCTTTCGATTTCTGGAGCATGATATTTTATCATTTTGAAAAGGTTGATTAGTTCCCTATCTATGTCATTTATTACTTCAACTTTGCTTGGTTCCTTACCAAAATACACCCATCCGGCACCGAAGAATAACTCAACGTAACAAGTATGTTTGGGTATCATGGATATTATCGTTTTTCTTAATTTTGATTTTCCTCCCATTCTGCTGATAGGTGGATTTAACATTATGCATCACCCTTTCATTTTTAGAACATATGTTTGCTTAATAAGCAAAAAATATAGTGGCATATAGCCACTATTTAAAATTCAATGTTATTTTTGCATTGTCTGAGGTATATTTACTATATCTGCAATATCTTTTTCCTCTGAAAATGCAGGAACCAATATACCACTACCTTTGACCTCTGCATTTATTTTGCCACAAATGGTCTCCCTGAAATGATCAATTTCTTCCTGAGATATACCAGGTATTTTTTCAATCAATAATTTATTGAATTCCTTTGCCTTTTGCTCACCCGCAGCAGGAATAAACCTGAATTGTTGCTCTACTCCATAATAAATATCCTGTGCAAGTTTATAATCTTCGTTATATTTGTCCACTCCTATTTGTTTAACAAGAGCTTCCTTTTTCTTTTTTAAATAAGTAACTCCAACCGTTACTCCGTAAGATGCTAACGCCCCTAAAACACTCAATACTCCACTTGTTATTATATTTGCTATTTCATTACTTACCATTTTTATATTACCTCCAATTAAATTTAAAAATAAAAAAGAGCCTTTACAGCTCCGCACTATCCTGCTATTCTCTTGTGTCCTCCATGTCCATTATTATCGTTCCAGTACAGGTCAATAAATCCTTTGCCTATAACAATGTAGTTTCCTCTGTCCAGGTGTAACATAAGCCTGCCGTCTGTAGCTTTCTCAATGTAGCCGCCCGGCACATCCATAATATTGGGGCCTATAGGTTTAGTTTCATCATACTTAGGTGTTACTTGTGCTGTAGATGCCACAGGCTTTACAACTGTAGTTTTTGCAGATGTATCTTTCCCGGTTATTCCTTTTACGATAGCGGTAGCCAGTTTTTCAGCGTTGTATTTTGCGCAATCTACTTTGTTATCACAGAAGAAAGGCTCAATCAGGATTGCTGTCATGGCCGTGTGCCTAAGCACATATAGTCCTGGTTGATTTTTTGCTCCTCTGTTGGTCAGACCTAAAGCTGTAGATATCTCCGCAGATACTTTCGTTGCATAAACCTGTCCTGCGGCACTTGCATATTCTACCTCACATCCTGTAGCAGCATCCGTTTTAAAGGCGTTGACGTGCATACAAATATGGAGCGCAGAGTTGTAATAATTGGCTTTGTTAACTCTATAAGCCAGACTTTGCACTAAGGTTAAAGCCGGACTAGCAGATGGTGTACAATCGTAACAAGTATGCCCCAACTGCTGAAGTTTCTTAATTACTAATGCTCCATACTCCCTACAGTCATGTTCTTCATCTCGATAGCCAGAGGCCCCTCTATCCTCGCCAGTACCATGACCAAAATCATAAGTAATTATCATTTATATTACTCCCTTCTATTTAAATATTCCTTTTTCAATTACAAAAATAAAAAAACCTACAAAAGCCATCAATAGGGTTATAAGTAGATTCCTGTTCTGTTCTATAATTTTATCTATCCTCTTATTTAAATTATCAATGGATTTACACATATTACTTACTTCCGCAGTCCTTGAAGCACTTACCTGTTGCAAGTCATGTATTTCATCTGAATGCGAATTAAGTCTATTATTATGCAACTTTAATGTTTCATCTATTTGTTCGTGTGTCTTCTCACACAGTTTCGCATCATAGCATTCACTCATATAGCACCTCCTATTTTGAATATTAATAAAGAGCTCTGGAGAAATCCAGAGCTCTTTGTCTGCTTAGTTCGCAAAAATAATCTAATCTCTATATTCTAATGTGTAACCTATATCAACTATAACTTTTAGAAGGTGAAGCTGAAAAATTACAATTGCCTAAAATACATAATGTTAATCTATGGTAATTCAATATGTGGACCAACACTACTCCATCCATTCCATAACATTTCAGCTTCACCTTGCAAATATACATTTTCGTTATTTACACCACTTGATGATACATTACCAATTATTTGTAAAACATTGTTATTATTAGATACAGAGAAAGTAATTGTCTACTTGAAATGTTTTTAAATTTCTATTATTTCATATTTTTTCAATCTTACATATTAGTTAGCATTTAGCACTTTATATTGTCCACCTTTAATCTATATTTAGCTAGTATTTGCTAAATCTGCATTAACACTTTTGTGAATTATTTTATTAATCCTAGAGTGGTTAATATTGTTTTTAAATTATTAGCAAGTGTTATAACACTTGCTAAATCCGTGGCATTTGGTGCAGAAGTCATCTGAGTACTTCCATAATTGCCATAAAACCCTAAAGCTTTACCAGACATTCCTAATCCTGTATTCCCGTTTATATCTGTTTTAAAAGCAGCACCAATATAACTATTATTAATAAGATTAAACATCTCTATTCTGAATGAATTGTCGTCTTTATTTTCTCCAATTTGATAGTGTGTATTATAATTATTTGCTAAGCTTAAAAATCTTATAAAATTATCAGTATTTGGTCCATGTGCACCAATACTTAAACTTGAAGTGTCTACTCCATTGTAACTTGTAAAAACATCACGTTGTAAATTTATTCCATTTTCAATTATCATATTACTTTGTAGGTCATTTCCTATTATTTTAGGAATAAAAACCCAGCCACCAGAACTTCTATCTACTGTTAGAACATCTTTACATGATGAATCACGTAAAAAATTAATAAAACAATATGCTTTTTTTTCAATATTCAGTGCTTTTGTTAATCGTTCTTCACTTGGGATATCCTCATTTACAGTATACAATTTGTTAATATCAATTGTTGTACCAGCTTTTATATTTAATAGAAAATTAGCTTTTCCACCTAAAGCAACATTATCTGCATGAATAGCACCACAATTAAAAAAAGATAGACTGTCTTTCGAATGTGTTCCATCAAAGAAATGATTTTCATAGTGTTTAATGGTAATATCTCTAGCATTGTTAAAAGTTGACCCATTTAGACTATCAAAATCAAAAATTTCTTTATAGTTACCGAACCAATCTGAATATTTGTTATTGTCTATATTTTGACCGTGTTCTAAGCACTGATAACATCCATTATAAGCTTCAACATTTACTTTGCAACCATGTGACGAATTATTATCTTGATTAGTCCCATCATTAACAAATACAATTCCACCATAATGGACTCCTGTTATATTAATATCAGCCGACACCTTTTCAATTTTTACTCCAAAATTATTACCAGTAAAATCACCACCATCTCGTAGATTAATTTGAATTTTCCCTGAGTAATTTTTAAATAAAAATCCAGAACCAGAAGGTGTTATCCAACCATTTACTATAAAAGCCATATGAGTTTGTCTATTAGTCAAATCAATGGTTAATTGGCTTGTTATTTTATATTTTTTATTACATATTATATTGTACCCTTTTTCAATGGCGGTGCTTATCATATCTAAAAAAGCTTGAGTATCATCAGTTTCTCCGTCCCCTATAGCACCGTATAATTCAGGCTGTACCACAATATCAGCCATTTGCGAATTAAGTCCATCTATGTTCTCACCCAGATAATCGTAGTCTATAGATCCGTCTGTCCTAACTATGTCATTTCTTCCCATATGATCATCCCCCCCTATAGGTAGAATCCAAAGTGATTAAATGTTACTGCCACCGCGCTACTGGCTATGCTGGATTTAGAATATACATCTATTTGTTTTATATAAGTACTATCCTTAAAAAGTTCCATTAAGTCAGCGTTACTTAAAGATGTTATTCCTACTGCTGTGGCTGTTTTCTCTAATGTAGCAGTAGTATTATCTCCAAAAGTTACCTTTATTGTTGCTGTTATAGTTTCGGTTCCAAAAGTACCTCCAAATACCACATCCACACCTAAAAGGTTTAATGAAAGATATCCTGTAGGTGGCGTTAATGTAACTACATCACCATTCGTATCAGCAGTTGCCGCAGGATTTGCCGTAACACTCTTCTTATAGTTATTATGAATAGCTAACTTACTTGCTTTAATTTCTGCATTATCATTTATATCTGCGTCCTGGATTATCCCAGCTTTAAAACTTCCATCATCTTCATGTTTAAGGCTAAACTCATCCCATCTCACAGGCTTTTGGGTAGCCGTTGCCGCTAAGCTTAATTTCATATCCCCTTGATCTATTCCTTTGAAAGTTCCATCAGCATTATGTTTTACAGAAAATTCTTCATACCTTATGGCCTGACCATTAGCATTAGCCTGCATATCAAGTGCCATCTCTCCTTGAAGAACAGGTGATTCTAATTTTCTGTTCAATACTTCAGGCAAACTAACTTGCTCACCAATTGCATAGTTTGTTTTACTCATATCAATCATTCCTCCTTATGCTAAAGTAATGTTGCCCAGTAAAACCGGGTTATGAGGCAATATAAAATCTCCTATAGTCAATCCATTTAAATCTATAACATTAGGAAACATTTGCTGCCTTAACGAAGTATCTAATTGAGCAACCAAAACATCATAAACAGTAGTATTTAAAGTATCTATCCATACCCATTCAGTGCCATTATAACGATACAGTTTCCCAGTATCCAATGCCCTAACAGTCCAGAATTTTTGTGGTGTAGGGTAGATTGTGACTATATCATCATAGGTAGCTACGGGATTTTTAAGGATCATCTGTGATGTATCTATCATAGCCAAATATCCAGATACCCTATTATTTTCAGCTTCAATCCTAGAATTTTCATTATTCTGTCTTGCGGCTTCATTAGACTGTCTGATATTCTCATTTGTTGCCCTTTCGGCCTCTGCATTCTGTCTTGCTGTTTCATTGGTTTGCCTAGTAGATTCATCATTCTGTCGGGTATTTTCGTTTTCCCGTCTCTCAACTTCGCTCTGTTGCATGTCAGAAAATTCTTGTTGTATCTCAGAAAAACCCTGCTCAACTGTATCTTGCCTATTATCTGTATTGGTTTCAAACTGATTCACATCCCCAGCTATATCCTCAATTCCACCTGCTATATTTTCCCTAACATCTTTACCGTGGACAGCAGCCCTGATTTGAGCTGTTCTTTTACTTATATCAACTGCCACTTGTACCACCCCCCATGTGACTGTCAATTTGTTCATCTACATATTTTTTTGTAGCCAACTCCCTCAAAACTCCATCAGCATCTGCTATTCTAACTGTACCATTACCAGAACCGTCATCTGCATAAATCAATGCTTTTACTGTTCCAGAACTGTCTTTTAAGTTAAGGGCTCCAAAATCTCTATTTTTGGCAATTCCTAATTCTACTCTTGGCTTATCTTTCCCGTCATTATAAAGAATCAAGGTACCGCCATTATTATTGGAAGTACCATTCTCAGAACCTACTTTTGCATTTAAATTTCCATCATTATCATATATCTCGCTAAGACCTCCATTGTCGTTGAAGGTGTTTGTCATTATGAGCTTACCGTTTTTGGTTATCTTTTGTATGCCGTCCATAGTAAGATTTCCATTAGTGTCTATAAAAAATTTTTTTATATTGTTCACTACATCTTCTATAGAAATACCCTCAAGAGCATTTATAGTTATTATTATTTTCCCATCAGAGCTCGAAACTCTTATCCCAAATGAGTCTCCAACCTGTACGCCATTGTGGACACTATCATTGTTTATGCTGATATTTCTGGCATCATTTATAACATCCGTGGATGTTATAAATGTGCTGGATATGACAACATCCGGATTATATGGCTGTAATAAATCTAAACTCAATTGAACTATTTTATAATTAGCATCAATGTTCATAAGGGGGTTTACAATATGCAGGGCTGCATCTAACTCAAATTCCTCTGCTTTCTCTCCAGTTAAAAAGCTCAAATCATTTGCAGTAGAAGCTAAAATTAAAGCAGGTTGGGTATATTTACTTAAATCAGCCATACATGTATCGTATAATTCCTGTGCATCTGTTATATCACTGTAATTTACTGTCTTTTCAATATATCCATAGAGTGATTTTGCTGTTAAATCTTCAATATAATCAAGACCACCATTTACATCTTTTATGGTTAAATTGTTGGCACCTAAAGGGATTATTACAGTCCCAAAGCTATCCAGATCCTTATCCAAGGCCATTTTTTGTATGTTTTTACCTAATTGAAGATCTATAACTTTAGAAGTAAAATTCTCCATCCAATCTAGGTATAAAAGTCCATCCTCTTTCCTTATTCTTATATTTCCACTTATGCTATTTTTACTTTTCATATCTGTTATAGTCTCAAGACATGATTTATAATCACACTGATAAGCTGTATTATCATCAACAGCTATAGCTCCTAAATATATTTGCCTATTACTATCTACTTTTGAATTATGTTTATCAAGAATAATTTGTAACTTAGTAGATAAATCACCCAGAAGAGCTTCATCACGCATTTTAGTATCATTTAAATATGTTAATGCACTTTCACAGCTAACTTGTTTATATACATTCATTCCATCCATATTGGGCTCAACATCTGAAATTCTTCCACTAAACCTTATACTATCATCTCTTGTATCTATGATATCTATATAAGTTTTTAATTCTTTTAAAAGGTCATATCCTGGATTATCTGGATATATGGGAAAGTCTAATTTATATATCTGTGATTCTTCTTCTTGAAGCTTCAGTTCTTTTAAATGTGGTGCTGTAACATCTGAAATTGGATAATGTATTAGTGTTTCAATATTATTGTTGCAAATAATTGCTTTATACACTATAACATCACACTCCTAAATGAAACTTTCACTTTACCACTTGCATTATAGAGATGAAATATATTTTCCCCATTCTTTAATCTTATTTCGTAAATTATATTGTCACCTTTAACTAAATGGTAATTTTTTTGATTATTATTAGACCACATTGTCATACCATCAACATCTACATTAATTATTGGAGTAATGAATCTCCCGTTATTATAAATAATTAATGTAGTCCCCGGTCCTGTGCCATCTATGTTAAATTCATTACCATACTGAGTATAATCAGTAAGAAAACAAAAATCATCCCAAATATCATCACCAAATTTATCTACATTGTATTTAAAAGGATCTGCAATAAAGTCGACTTTCAATGTACCAAGTCTCTCTAAATTATCCCAATCTGGTACATCATCAACTTTGGCCATATAATACCAAGTTGGATCATTACTTTGAATTAATTGCTGCTTACCTGGAGACATAAGCCATTCTAGAATTTGAGAATATTTTATAAACATTTCTGATTTTTTAGGACCAATAAATTGAAATTGGGTCTCTATTTTTCTATCCTGATAAGTAATTTCCCCTTGACTTACAATAGTTGAAAAATCATAACTTCCACTCATAAAAGGTACTGTTATTTTTATAACGTTAGGTGCAGGTGGCTGTGGCTTAAAATAGTTAAGTACAAGCCCAAAATCAGTAAATGACTTTTTACCATTAAAGTTTATTTGCATAACCATTTTAAACCGTTACTCCCTTCTTTTTCTTTCTAAGATTTTTACCTTGAAATATGTCTACCCAGGGCAATACTTGTCTAGCTAATTCTTTTCCATCAGGTGTCTTTAGTGTTATATAGAGGTCTCCATCACCTATAGTTACATTGTTATTTGAGTTTGTATTATTAGTAGATGTATTTACTGTAGTTGTCGTACTTGCTTTTAATCTTGACATTGCTGAATTTAAAGCATTTATAGCACTTGAAGCACGATTGAGTAAATTTATACTGTCCTCATGACTTTGTACCATTTGACCTCCGCTGAAGTCTATAACTTCCCATCCCTTTTCATTTACATATCCTAATCCTGGCTTTGTGCTGTCTGTGCCTGTCCAATATCCAACATAGGAACCTGGATTTTTAAATAGAGGCGTGTTATAAATGCTTCCATAAATTCTTTTTATATAGTTTATGGCTGCTACAGCATTATCTATAGGATTCAATATATTATTTAATCCTTTTACTGCATTTGATATAAATGTACTAGGTAAAGTTTGTAACAATCCTGTGGCATGTTCTCCATTTACACTTTGTGGATTTACAGCCAAAGGGTTTCCTCCACTTTCAGCCTGAACTAATTTTTCAAGGCCAGGGAGCCAATTCATTGGGGTATCTGTGATTGCGAGTGCAGCAACTAACCATTGTGAAACATTTCCGGCTACGTCCAACATACTTGATATTTTACTCTTAAAAAATGTTAAAACATCTTGGGAAGATAAACCATTTATGAAACCTTGAATAACATAGGATCCTATTTCAAATAATCTTTTTGAAGGGCTTTGTATATCGAATCCATCAGGTCCCGTAAAAGCATCTATGACTTTTTGAGTTAATTCATGTACAATTCCCACTAAATTATTTTCACTTGACTGTATTCCATGTCCTATAGCATTTACAATGCCAGTGCCTATAGAAACACATGAATTCACAAATGTACTGAATATATTTGTGATGCTAGAAATTAAATTATTTATTGAGCCAGTTACATTCCCAGCATTACTTGTTACCCCTGTTCCTAAACTTACATCTGTATTTTCTCCATATTGAATAGCACCAGTAGCAAAGGTATCTAGGTTATTTCCTACTGTACTGATTACATTATTTACTGCTCCTGTAACTGCAGTTGAATTACTTGTTATTCCAGTACCTAACGACATATCCGTGTCCTGGCCATGGCCAATACATGCCTGAATAAATGTTTTTAAAGCTGTTGTTATATTGGTTATTAATGTATTTACTGGTGTAGTAGCTGCTGCAGAATTTGTAGTTATGCCTGTCCCTAAGTTTGTATCGGAATCCTGCCCATTTTTAGCAAATGATATAGCTAAATCAGACATTTTAGTGCCAATGGTATCAACTAAATTCTGCACTGGAATTGTAGCTTTTTGCTGATCATCTGTAATACCCTTGCCTAGATTTTCATTCAGTTCCTTGCCATATTTTTTACTATTATCTATAGTATCAGTTGAATTTTGCTCATTAGTATTTGTAAGTACACTATTCCTTATTGTAGTAGTACCAGCAACCTGAACATTAGTAGCTGTATTATTTGCAATTCCCTTTATGGCATCTGTTACAATACCCTTATTTTTAATAATGTTATTTGCCACATCTGTAATAGATTTATTTACTCCAGGTATGCCATCTTTAATACCCTGTGCGACACCAGAACTTACATATACACCAACTTCTTTGCGCATGACTTTTGAAGGAGAATGTATTCCTAATGCATCTTTAAATCCTTTTACAACCCCACTTGCAAAATCCTTTATCTTATCTCTTACCCATTTTGCCATATTGGAAATGCCATTCCATAAGCCTTTTATCAAGTCTTCACCAATTTTTAAAAGATCTCCGGGTAGTCCTCTAAAGAATTCTGCAATGCTATGTGCTATTCCAGGAATGGTAGCTTTAGCCCAATTCATTATATTGGATCCCCACTGCTTGATATTATTAATTGCATTTAAAAATATATTCCATAATCTACTGGGTAGAGAAGTGAAAAAATTAATTATGCTGCTGACTATCTTCGGCACATTAGTTCCAATCCAATTAATTGTATTGGAGCCCCATTGGCCGATATAATTTAATACACTTAAAAATACACTCCATAACTTGCCTGGCAGTGTAAGAAAAAAGTTTACAATATTTTCAATTATAATTGGTACATTTGTTGTAATCCATGTAATAGCATCTGCTCCGAACTTAACAAATGAACCTATGGCAAAGTCTAATGCATATCCAATTTTTCCAGGTAGTTCATTAAAAAATGTACCTATGGAATTTATTATATTTGGAATTGCCATAGCCACCCATGCTATTACATTGGCACCCCAATTCACTATACCTGTAAATGCTTGTGTAAATAAATTTGCAATTATAGATGGTAATTGCATAAAAAAACTTCCTATTTTGGCGGGAAGTTGAGAAATAAAAACTATAAAATTATTGAATGTCGTTGGTATGGTGACAGTAAAAAAAGTGATTATAGCAGATACAACACTACTTGTAGCATTTTTAATAGCATTCCACATACCGATGAAAAAATTTCTAAAACCTGAGCTTGTATTCCATAATAATATAAATCCGGCAACTACTGCGGATATGGCAGCAATAAATACGCCTACAGAGTTTGCATTCATAACTAGATTCAAGGCAGCTTGTGCCAATGTCGCATCTTTAGTGGCCTTGTTAAATTCTATTACTCCTTGCACTGCTGTATTTATTGCAGTTCCAACTTTAAATCCTGCCCATGCAGAAACTATCGTTCCTATCCCTACAGCTATAGACCCAGCATTATCAACTATCCACCCGAAACCATTTACTATATTAGAAGTATCCACTTTTTTAAGACTATTAATCATATTGTTTATTTTAGGTGTTACTTCTTTCCCTATAGGGTCTCCAACACTTTCTATTAACTGTCTTTTCAAACCCTCTAAAGCAGAACTAGCATCATTATATTTTACGCCATTCAATTGACTTAAAGAATCTTTTGTTATATTTGCCTTATCCGAAATGCTTCCCAATGAGGCAATTCCTTTTATCCCCAAATCTTCAAATTGCGTACCAAAAAGATTAACTCCAGCCTGATTTTGTGCAACTGGATCCTTCATGGCCACTAATTTATCAATTACAAGTTGGAATGCTTTTTTTGCTCCATCTCCACCTTTAGCAAAAGTTTCAAACATCTGATTAGCATTTAAGCCTAATGCCTGGAATCCTTGAATACTTGTTTGGCTTCCATCCTTGGACCTTATTTCAAATTCTTTTACTGCATCCGCCATTTTATCTATTGAGAAACTTCCATTCTCAGCACCAGTTATGAGAATATTGGTAAAATCCTGTGCGTTAAAACCTAAAGATTTAAATTCTTGTGAATATTCATTAAGGGAATCCAGCAAATCATCATTTTTATTGGCTCCATTTTGCGCACCTTGAGCTATTAGATTGTAAGCCTGTTCACCTGTTATACCAAAATTTTTTATAAGAGAATTTGCGGCCCTTATACTTTCAGGAACCTCAAATCCAAATGTATCTCTTAATAATAGTGCATCTTCTGTTGTATTTTTTAATGTATCTCCTGATTCTCCTGTAACTTGTTTAACCTGTGCCATACTATTGGCAATATCATCTAAGCTTTCCCCAAAATTGTCCGCATATATTTGATCTATTTGTTGTTTAAATTGACTCATTTGAGAAGTGCTGGCACCCGTTTGAGCTTGAAAACTATTCATAGCCTTTTGCGAATCAGTGGAAAATCCAAGTACACTTTTCCCTGCATTTACTGCCATTGTTCCTACTGCAGCAATACCTGTTACTTTTAATAAATTACCTGATAGTTCCTTAAAATTATTTCCGGTTTCATCTGCTGATTTATTTAACTTATCAACATTCTGTCCCGTATCTTTACTATCATTGCCCAAATTTTTTAAAGCATTTGAAGTGTTAGATAATTCCTTAAGGTTTTTATTTAAGGAGGCTGTTTCATTATTTATTCTAACTTGTAAATTTTGTGCTTGTTTGCTATCTTCCCCTTTTGCAGCCACAACTTCTTTATATTGCTGTGTCAAATTAGCAATTTTCTGTTTTTGAAGATCTGTAACTTGATTTAAGGAATTTATCTTAAGCCTTAATCCTTCCGATGACTTTCCCCAGTCATCCATTCCTGCAGCTGCTGCTTTAAATCCACTTTCAATTACTCGTATCTGCCTATTTAGATCAGTTACACCTGCTTTAAATTCAGTAGTATCAAGGAATACTTTTCCACCTAAATTATTACTATCATCATTTGCCATGTTCTCACCTGCCTTTTAAGGCAAAACAAAAAAGCCTTATTTTTAAGACTTTAATTTCTTAATCTTTATAAAAAAATATCATCTTCTAGTTCTTTTTACCGGTATGCTATATATAACGCATAATGAAGGTGAGTACCGTCCTGCTATAAAATCAAATAAATTGCTAAAACCTTTTTTATTTAACCATTTCTTTAATTTTCCCATATTATTGTTCCTTTCTATAACCAATTAGGGACACCTCTAGCTCTATGATATTCCTTTCCATCAATAATTCTAATATTAGGATCATTGACATTAAAAAATAAAAAATCTGTAAGTGTTTCTAAATTGGTCTCATCTATATCTTTTAAATTCCAGTCGTAAACTTTAACTAACTCTCTATATAGCATCATAAAATCTGTATAATCATCGGGTTCAGATTCTCCATCATCCCCCATTCTTAGTTTTTTGTTGCTTTTTGGACTATTCCAGTTATACCATTTAAGATATTATTAATTTCCTGGTCTATTTCTTGGTTGCTTAAATTATTTTCCAGTTCATCGATATCAAATTTTCCACCATATACATCAATTATTAATTGTTCTTTTCTATCGGTTAATTCCTCTGTACTTACAATTAATTCTCCAGCCATATTTATCAGTTCTTCATCTGTCATTTTATTTTGAGAATCTTCAGAATCTAGTTTTTGCATTTTAGTTCCTTTTTTACCAAGTTCCATAGCATCTTTCTGTATTTTTAAAGCTTCTCTACTCATATGAGCAGTAATTTTTCCTGTAGTATATGTTTTATCTCCCAATTTTAACTTTAAAACTTTCATAGTACTCCTCCATATCATTAATCAAGCATATAAGCTTAATACAAGTCTTTTATTTTTAGATATACAATAGGTCTAAAGGTAGAAAAAAGGGGCTTTATATCTCAAATATAAAGCTTACTTTTTCTACTTTTCTAATTTTAAGCTGATACAGTAGTGAAATTAATAACCTGATCTTCTAGAGCCTGCCCATAAATATCTTTTATTCCCGTTAAAATAACTGCATAGACTGAAGTTGCTGCCAAATCTTCATTTGGATTTATGGTCAATATTTTTCCATCAGAATCAAAGGAATTTGTAGCAGCTACTGGAGTAAAATCATTCTTAATCATAGTTGCATTATACTCAGATATTTTATTGTTAAATGTTAATACTATACTTGAATCTAGAGCTATATTAGTAGCATTATCAGCTGGAACACTTGTCATAGTCAATTCAGCCGGCTTTGTTGTTGTATCAGGTGTTTGTGCCTTGTTATACCATCCATCAGGATTAAATGCCGGATCTGCTGTATCACCAAATATACGCTTAAGTGATTTAGATTGACCATTTAATAACCATTCATGTGTAGTATTTAATGCAGTAAATGTAACTTCATATGTTTTTGCGTCAACTTTTTCACCTTTGCTTGTAGCTTCTTCAGCACCACCGGCAAATGTTCCCTTTAAATAACAATAATATCTAAATCCCGCTTTACCCATGTTATAACGAAACATCAGCCCCGTATCCGGCGGATTTGGCTCTCCATCATCATATACACGGCCGGTTGAAGCATCATAATATTTTCCTAATATTTCAGCCATCCTTTTAGCCGGAGTATTGGAAAGCGTAATCTTTATTTCTGTAGCAGCCTCTGAAACATAATTATTTCCCGCTTTATTATCGTAATAGGTTGTGTTATTATCGGTTTTAGCTTCGCTGCTTATTTCTGCAGCTGGTGCTAGATATTCAGGTGTTCCTGCAATATAATTTTCCTCATCATCTTTCATGACAGGGAAGGTATATACCTTATCAACACCCACGAATTCTCCATACTGTTGATCCATTTCTATTCCTCCTTATTTTTACAAATTAAAAAAACATCTCTAAAGACACTTAATCCTCTAAATAATATCTATAGTCACAGGTATAGCCATAATGCCCTGTATCACTATTAAAAGGTAGGTCACGTCCTCCTATCCTCATAAAACCAGCCGGTATCATTACAGATTTAAACAATTCATCTCCACTTTGTTTTATAGAAGGTTTTTTGCTATATATGCATAATTGAACTCTTATGGACTGGCTTACCGATACATTGTCATATGCTGTTTCAGTAGGGCTGTCAACTATAAAATAAGTAATATATGTTTCAGGCAATTTGCTAATACCTATATATGTTCCCTGCTCTTTCACTGTATATCCTAAAGGTAATAATGTATCATAAATCAAGCTATATATATTATCCATTCGTAGGAATCCCCCATCTTTTTAAAACTTTTCTTTGAATACTTTTACATTCTTTTTTATTATTATCAAATGCAGGTCGTATAAATGGATCAGGAAAACCAGGACTATGGCCATCACCATATTCCTGAAATACTCCATGTTTAGCATTTGGATATTTTTCTATATTACACCCTACAAAAGAAGATATTGTATTTCCATCTTTTTTAGCTGGCTGTGCTTCTATAGATTTATATACATCCCCTTTATTAGTGTGCCTTGCTGCTCCCTGCTTCATTTCTTCTACTATTGATTTTGTAGATTCGTCTATAGCTTCAATTACAGCATCATCTATATTTCTTCCTATATCCTGTATCTTTTTTAAATATTCATCTATTCCTGTCACCTTGAATCCTTGACCTAAAGCAGTTTTACCATAACTTTTATATCCACCTCGCTTACTCCATGACTTAGCCATTTATGCACCCACCGCCTTTTTAACCTTTACCTGTAAATACTTATGCCTTTTTTCAATATCTTCAATATTCACAACCTCATAAGGATTATTTTTATCATTATCAAGTAATATCCTATCCTGTTCATTTAAATCTGGTCTATACCACATTATTAAAGTTGCAGTATCAATTACTGTTACCGTACCTGTATTTGTTGAATCGGTGCCACCCATACCTTTCCAATTACAAAATTCTAGTTCTGGTTCTGTATACGCTATATCATCAGCTCCATTTACATTTACTGTAGTTCTATGCTGTAGCCCTATTGCTGTTGTAAACTGTCCAACATTAGGTTCATACATTTTGGACACCACCTGTATCATCAATACTCATTATCATAAGTTGGCCCATTAATATATCAAAGGCTGGAGAAAACTTTATTTCTCCACTATTTAAATCCCATAAATCAGTTACGCCAATTGTAATAGTTGCTATGCCTAATTCAGTTTCAATTTGCTGCTCTGTTATTCCGGCATTTAACATATATTGTTTTACAGCTACGGTCTTTGTTAAAAGTGTATTGTCATTAAAATTAGAAACTATACTTAAACCACCTTTAACTTTTACTAACAATTCTTCATTACTTATAGGATCATTCATTACTTTCACCTACATCAGCAAAAAACGGAACTAAAATAATTTTTAATCCCGTTTTTTTCATCTCATATTCGATTTTTTCATGTAAACTTTTATGCTCTGCCATTGTCAAAGGTTTATTTGCCTTAAAATATATAGCTTCATCAGTTTTTTTTATCTCTTCTACCTCTTCAATATTATTTGTTGTTGTTTTCTTAGCTGCCAATTAAATCACCAACTTTCTATTAAGATGCCAAATATGAAGTATAAGTAAATGTCTTTTTAGGAAATAATACAGTACCTCCAGAATATATCTTACCTCTCCATACTGTTTTGTCGCTTGAAAACTTCTCAGATGCATTAGACTCTATTGTAAAAGATTGAGATTCATTTACTATATATTGACTTAGATCTCCATAAAGTATGCCATCCTCATCAGGTATAAGAGAAGAAAATATTACAGGTTGTCCTGCAATCATAAACGGGCTTGCTGAACCATAGTTATTATCCTTAGGTAGTCCTGTTATAAGAGGTACCGTTGAAACTATTGGTTTACCTGTTGAATCTGTGAGGGAGAAAAATTTATTAAAAAATGTACTTCTCTTCATAACCCAAGACGCATTATCTCCATAAGGACTTTCTAGTGTCCCCATTATAGCAGCTATTGCTTTCCAATCAAGTATAGAATATGTTTTCGCAGCAGATGGATCGCCTTCTCCTGAAGATGCTTTTAAAGCTGTTATAATTCCTAAAAAGTTTGAATCTGCAGCACCATTAAGCACTTTATTTTCAAGTTGCATACCTATATATTTACCAATTTCATTTGAAAGGAATTGTTCAAAAGCTGGTATACTATTCCTTAAAAGTATATTTTTAATTGTCATACTTGCCACAATTGCATCTTGTGAAATTTTAGCTTCTGTATAAGTATAGTTTAGAGTAACAGTACCATCCGCATTTTGGGTAACATCTCCCGCATTTCCTATAGGAAGTGCAACATCACCAGTGAATCCATATTTAGTTACAGTTGAATAGAGTTTACCATATTGTTTTATTACTGTATAAACATTATTAAGAGTTGTTTGTGGCACTAAATACTCAGCCCCACTTGTAACTGAATCCCCATTCATATTACTTGCTCTCTTACCCATTGCCATTATGTCGGCATCAGCTTCAGAAACTTTGTTATTTAAAAAACTTCTATAAAATGCATCCCTGTATTTCCCGCTAGATCTATAATTTTCTGATGTTATTTCTTTTCCATTATAATCCTTTATCATAGAAAATATATCTCTCTTTTCTGGTCCTTCTGCATCCTGTAATTCCTTCCCTATTTCGTCTAATCTAGTAGATACCGACCTCAAATTATCAGTTACCTCATTTAAGTCTTCAATTGACATATCTCTATGATTTTTACATTTTGCTTTTAATTCGGTTCTTTTTTGTTCTAACTCCGTTTGCTCTCTTTTTAATGTTACTATTTCCTTTTGACTTAATTTCATTTTCTCATTCCTCCTATAATTGATTTACTAAATTTATTAGCGCTTGTTTAGTTGCTTCCATATCTACACCTTCGTCAATATTTTCTTGCACATCTTCAGGTGTTGGATCTGCAGGTATTGTATCTTCAGATGATGGACTTGGATTAGGATCTGTTCCATCTGTAGTAATTACAACTGTCTCTTGATAAGCAGGGAAAGTTACAATACTAACTTCATATATTTCATTTATTTTCGTAATAACATCAATTTTATTGTCCCAATCAGTAGCAACCATAGCTTGATTATCAAACCAAAATGACATACCATCCACAAGTTCTCTTTGTACTCTGTCATAGACATAATTATCTAACCATGTGCTTCCTAAAGTTATACTTACAAATAGGCCTATATCATCAATGGATACTTCCATATTTTTTCCTGCTTTTGCAAGTACTAACGATGGGTCATGGTTCCATAATAGGACAAGGTTAGAAAAATCAACTGTTGCAAGAGCATTTTTATCAATTTTTTCAACCCATTTACTTCCTACATAAGGGTGTCCATATACATCAAACAAAATAGGATACCCTTTTAACATCCTTATTTGTTGTCCGTTAACTTCTTCTGTAACTGCTCTAAACTTGACATTTGCACTTTTAAAATTCACTTTTCTTTTATTTTGTTGCATTAATGGTGATCTTTTATCTTTATTTTCACTCAAAATTTTCCCTCCCTACTTTCCATCTTCCGGATTATTTTCTTGTCCACCAACCTCATAAATACCAGGTTCAAGTGTCTGGAAATTCTTATTTCCCAAGAACTTATCAAGTTCAGATGGACCCTTTGGCATTCCAAGCCTTCGCCTAATTTCATTCCTTGACATAATAGTTCCATAAACCATTTCTTTATAAAATGCTGTTTTAGCTGATAATGTACTAATCTCAAGGTCTACAGTTTCAGCCTGAATTTTATTATAAAAAGAAATTTCTCCACGAGAAAAAAGCTTATAAGTAAGCTCCTCTTCAATTTGATATATAATAGGTTTTAACGTATTATCAACAAATTGTTCATATTTTAATTCATCTGCTATGTTATTTATAATTTCATATGATATCCCAAAGTAGTTATATAGCTGTTTTATTATACTACTTAAAAGCTCGGTATTAAGTGGCGTATTTTTAAAATTAAAGGGGATTAACGTATAATCTGCATTTATCATCCCTAAACCTGTAGTATTCTCTGCAGTTAAAAAGTTTTTCTTGAATTCTTCTAACTTTTTCCTCATGTCTTCATCTTTAAGTTTAAAAGTCGTCTGCAGTAATCCTGCTATTCTACCAGATGTTTCTGCATCTTTTACAGCTTGGTTTTCCATAGCATTAGCCATTGTTATATAATTTCCTGTGGCCTGTTTTGATGCACCGCCTTTAAAAGTTGGAAATTTTTGTAGATGAATAATATCATCATAGTAAAATGTATAATTAGAGTTACCTTCAAACTGGATTACCAGCTTGCCTGTTTCATCTTCCCTTGCAAATTGAAATTGTGTAAATGGCAAAAGATACAAAGCTGTAAGATTACCTCTATTATCCCAACAAGGCATTATAAAGGCATTATTATTTAACAAATAAATTGTTGCAACATGGGTCCAAAACACTTGTGGACCCTGATATTTATTTGCCCTTACTGTAAGAACATATTGAAAGCTATCATTTATCATATCTATATTTCCCTCATTGTCAGCTCTTACATGATAAAAAGGCACACTTCCAATTTTCTCAGCTATAAAGTTTATAGCTGTCCTAATTTCAGGGATATCATAAATATTAGAGTTTATTTGTATTAATGAATATCCCTGATTTAACAAATCGATAAGCTTTGTAGCAGTTAACTCATTATTATTTTTACTAAATAAATTGGATATCCCCCCGACAATACTTCTAAATAATCCCAACGTCTCACCACCTTTCAATATGATTATGGCTGATATTCATCGAAGAAATCCTTCATCCTTTGATATGCTATATAACTTATAAGAAAACCCATATAACCATCAATTCGATTCACAGAAGCTGCTTTATCTGGTTGTATATTATTATTTACATCAACTTTTGCCCTTGTATTTGAAACACACCAACGGAATAGACCATTATATCTACTATATTGAATTATTCCATCTTCAAATAATGACCTGGTAATCTTCATAGGACTTGATAAAGACTTTGCTCCCATCGCTACTGGAAATAATATTCCTTTCCCATTTTTATCTTCCTCAGGTATACCATTCATAGAAGCATATTCGACTAATTGCCTTGAATTCCATCTATCATAACCAATTTTTTGGAAAGTCACACCATATTCTTCAGAAAGATATATATACCAATCAATTACATCACTTTGTTTTACAATACTTCCTTTACAAATATGAAGTAATTCATCATTTAACGGATCATTAGCACCGGTATTGCAAAAAGTTTCATATGCCATTTTGTCTTCAGCACTATTTTTTTCAATTCTATTTCTTGCAATAAAATATTTTTGAAATACATATAATTTATTTCTCATTGGGATTAATGCTGTAGCGTTGGTTAAGTCCGTAACTTCAGATAAATCCACTCCACCAACTGCATAAGTATCTTTTATCATATCTAAACTCATATCAATTGCACATTTATCTATATCAGATAAGTTAAAATATACAACGGACATCGACGCTGCCCTATTTAAATGCTTACATAAAAAAGAAGGCATTTGAGCAGGATCTTTCAATGCCTTTTGATATTCCCCCTCAAGGTAGCTCATTGTTGGCCTTCCCTCTGGCATTCCAGGATTAGCTTTTATCCAACATGACCTATCTGCAGGATCATCTTTAGTATCAATTCTAAATATCATAGGAAAAAGACGCTCTTGACTTTTTCCTTTCAATTTATCCTCACATCTTTCGAGGATACTATCAAATATACCCTCTCTTACAAATCCAAAAGTCGATATAATAACAATAAGTGGTTGTGCCCTCGCACCCATAGCAGAACTAAATACATCATAAGTATTTCTATCTTTAATAGCATGAAGCTCATCTATAACAACACAATGTGGATTTAAACCATCTTGTGATTGACTGTTCTTACTTCCTGCTTTCATATAGCTATTGCCTTCTGGAAATAAAAAAAACTCAGAGTTATCTTTATCCCTTCGAGTTTTTGTATGAGCTTTTAATGCTTCACTACTAAATGCAAAATTTTTAGCATCCTCATAAACAATGCCTGCCTGTTGTTTTTGTGTGGCAAGACACCAAACCTGGGCAGCCGGTTCCCTATCGCACATAAGCATATAATCAGCTATAGCGGATATAAAAAAGCTTTTACCAAACTTTCTGCCAACTAAAAGTACAATTTCTTTAAAATATCTAACAACCATATTTATTTCAGTATCATATATTTTAAATCCAAAAATACATGCTGCAATATATTTTTGCTCAATACTTAATTTAAAAGGCTGTCCTGCCCATCTTCCTTCTCTATGTTTTCCTAAACTGCAAAATTTAATAAATGCTTGAACATCTGTAGGATCATAAAATACTGTTTTGCTTTTAAGAAGATTTTCAATTATTTTTTTTAGAGCTTTTATATCATCACAATGTTTTTCTGGTTCCCTTTCAATATAGTCATGCCAATCTTTTATATATTTTGATATTTTAATTCGTTTAGCCATGGTTTACAACTTCTATTCCTATATCTTTTTCTTTTAATTGCTCTAATATAGTAGCAGGCAATAAATGATATATATTAATTTTTATTTTTTTTATATGGTCTTTACGACATAAAAAATTAATTAACTCATTATCATATTCAAACTCCACTGAATTCTCAAGTGCCTTTCTATATTCTTCACATATTGATCTCTGCCTTTTTAAATCGTCATACTCATCTTGTGATAGTATAATTTGCATAATAAATCCTCCTTTCAAAAATTATTCTCTTTTTAAAATCTTAATGAAGTCATCTGCATTTTTATTCGGCTGAGGTTTCTGAGGCATTAAGTCAGTAAGCTGCTTTATTATTCCCATATGATTTTTTATCATCGTGTTATATATTTCAACCTCAGGAGATTTTTTAGTCCCCCACTGATTTTCACCGTTTTGATATTCGCTTACTGTTCCATCCTTATTTATCTTCTCTTGGAGATCTTCTAAAGTTATAGTCATAAATGCAGCATTTTCAATAAGTGAAATTACTTTATTCATCATATCTTTAGGCATCTCTTTATATAATCTCTTAAGTCTATTTATTTCTTTTTTAATTCTTTCATCTTTAGTTAAATCCTTTTTACTCATTGAAAATTACCACCTCTTTTCATGCCACACCCCCATATATACAAGCTCGAGTGAGATGGAGACTATCCCATCGCTCCCTTTGGTCCTATTTTTCAAGTTCCACCCGGGGGGATTTATAGATTTAAAATTTCATTTTGAATTTTTTTAAAAATAAAAATGAACAACTCATTTAATTTTAGAAATAAGTTATTCATCTACTTACTGGATTAATAAAATCCTTCAAATGTGTTTCATTCTTCCTTTCATGTATTCTCTCATGGCACTCATTACATAAACATTCCAAGTTATCAGGATTAAAAGCAATATCCCAATTGTATTTATTTTTATCTGTCAACCAAATAATGTGGTGTATAACCTTGAATGGTTTTAAGACTCCATTTTTTTTACATTCAACACATAATCCTTTATCTCTTGCAATAACATATTGCCTTACCCTTTGCCAACGTTTATCTTTGTATATATCATTATGCCTTGCCACCTTATCACCTTATTTCATATTGTTAAAAGTATAACAATATTTATTTATAAAAAAATCAAATATTTAATCGGCTGTATTGCGCATGAATACTAGCTTTGATTGATTTACTTTTTTATATTTTTAGGTTATTTTTTTGTATCTTATGAATTACCCTCATTACTAAGTGTGTCTAATTTGAATTATAT